TAGCTCCAGAAGGTAAGTCTTTTGGAAGTTTCCCTTTACCTTTCACGCCTGACAGTGCATACACCTTAGCCCATGCCATACGCCGCATACGTTTTGTAATAGTTGGATGCGTATTAATAGTACCGCCTTCATTGTGAACAGCTGCGTAAGGCACAGGATTGGATATTGTAACTTGCCCAGGTGATGTTTCACTCTGTATAGAACGCATAAGGTGATTGCGTCGAGAGGTAAGAGGAGAGTATTTTGCATCCGTCGTATTGCCATCCTGTCGTTTCGTACGTTTCCATTGGTGAACTCCTCCATCCGTGAAGCCACCATCTCGGAAGTTCTGCTTGAAGTGGTTTGCAGCCACGACACCGACCTTTCGAGGAAGTCTATCTGTCACCTCCTTTTGTATCTCGTCTTTGACACGTGAGATACGCCTTTCTATTTCTTTTGCATCCATTTCTTCACTTTTTTGTCGAAAATGTTTGTTGTATCAGAATAAATCATTATTTTTGTAGCAGATATAAGAGGATTTCTCAAATACCGCGTCGGATTGCAGTTTCGAAGGGAAGGGTTTGAGAGATCCTTTTACTTTTTTATCATCTCTTTAAGTTTACTACTATCCGAGATGCTATACAAGACATACTCATCCCAACGTGTTTGATGAACAATGATCCAGCTTGTATCATTTGATACTTCTGTTTCAAAGATATACCCCATTACTACTCCATTATGTTTCTTGTGGTCGTCTATCGGTCCCAAGTATTGAGCATTAGCAAATACATCTTTTATAGAAAGAAGTAGTTCATTCTTCTCTCTAAAGTGCTCATGTGGCTGATTTAACCATTCTTTTATTCCACGCATCGTTATATGTACATCATGTGGAAATTTAGGATTATGTAGCACCTCATCTTTAAGATTAGAAACCTCCTGCTTTATTTCTTTTGCTCTTGTTCTGAGCTCAGAGCGAATTGTCTTTTCTCGATCTATACAGCCATCTATATAAGGACAATTATAACAATCCTTCTTCCTATTCATGAAGAGGGTCGTAATCCGCCCTTTTATGCCAGGCTTATAAAAAGAACATTGACTACACTTATCAGGGAAATACGGATGAGTGTCGTTGAATGTGTGCCCATCTTTACCAGGGTTGTTTTCAAGTCCTTTTTGTGGCAGAGGGGCGTTCATATCAGCAGGACGATTTACAGGGTCGTCAGTAGCTTCAAGGGAACACTTACAGTTCCATCTGTCACCGGGGTGATGATCGTTCCAGAAAGGATCATCAATGGGCAGGGTAAGTTTTGCTGTCCAATAGTTGCGATGACTCCCTTCAGGACTTGGTGAAGTTGTAGGCATCCATCGCAAGTTAGGCAAGATATCCTTGTTACGTTCAAACTCACGCCAGTCTGCTGCGTTGTGTGCACGGATTACGGCAGTGTCATACTCCGTACGAAGCCACGCACCAACATAATGTGAGGTAATTCCCTTTACATCATCTACCCATTGACTGAAGGGTTTCAGTTTACCGTCACTGTCCAGCAATTTATTTGCGACCTCTCCAGCCAATGAATGTACTTTGAATGCAGCGAAAACCTCATTAGAATGCCGCAGGGTGCGATAAAACTCCTCATCATGTGTACTTGTAGCATTACTCTGTGAAAGTCCCTCCACAGTCGCCTCATTGATAACTTTAACAACAGCCGACCATAATCCAGGATCAATGCCTTCAGCTAATTCAGGCTTGTTATGGATTCTTTTTAGAAAAGCCTGCACAACATTAAATGAGATAGCTGGGCTTTCGTTGTGGAAATGACTATGACCAGAGCAAGAGCAATGTTCACCATAATAGAGCGTATCAATCAGAAGTGCGCCCCTTTGTCTGGGGCGAGTCCGAAAAAACTTCTCAAATGCTGTTTGAACGCTGTTTTATCAGTGTTTTTGTCTTGCTTCTTTTTGTTATCATCATTAACCTGTAAACCAAGTTGCTCTTTGAATGCAGCTTTTGCAGCCTCCTTCTCCTCTTTCAGCTGTTTGTAGTTATCAGGCTTAGCAACGCAGAACGTTTCATAGAGATAGTCGTCATCAATCGGAAGACCCATTGACGAGAGCTTCTGAACGATGTCTATTTGCTGAGCAGGGTTAATCTTGTCTTTCTTTGCATAGACGAACTCGCCACCTTCCACATTGAAGCTAAGTGAGGAGAAAATAGGTCGCATATCATAATTGAGAATATCAAGAATGAAATCACGATCATCAGAGTTCATCTCGTCCTCTTCCTCCTTGTGTACAGAGCCGAGTGCCTGCGTTCCAGTTGACTTAGCGTCTGTGGTGAGCGTGTTTCCCAGCACACGTATAGACATCTTTGAGTCCCAGTACTCAGCAAAAGTTCTATAAAGGTCGCTGGAACCAGTCTTATTACCAGCCTCTACAAGTTTCAGCTCGCTTTCTTTTGGATGAATGTATGCTGCGTTTGCACCCTGTCGGCGTGCATCAGCGATGACACGACGGCGTGCGTCCTCGTCTCCAGCATCGTAAGTGTACTCACGAATTGGCATACCAAAGATGTTACAGAACTGTGCCCAGTCTGACATATCTCCACGCTTGTAGAGTACAGCAGGTAGAAGCTCTGCATAAATACCAAGGTCACGTTCGCTGCCAACGAAAAGCATATCAGGGAAGTCATCAATAGGCACGCCATCCATAGAACCTTGATACTTGAGCAGCTTACGATGTATAGGATCATAGTGCTTGCGATTGATAAGGTCATAACGAATGTTACCTTCCTCATTGAGATAGAACTGTACGAGTGTGAAGCCCCAGAACTCTGACATTACAAGGTCTTTCCTCAGCTGTTTGAACCAGGGTGATTTTATTTGATTGTTGATTGTATCATCAGGTACACCATTCCGTCTAAACTCAATAGGAATCTTCGTTACGCCTCGCATACGTTTTGCAATGACTCCTGAGAGATGAAGGTCAAGAGAAGCACTGTCATACATATCGTACAGACGTGTCCTATTGGAGAAATCTATTCCCCTTGCAGCCTTAACAGATTGCATATACGCATTCATGTCAAACATGAATATCTCAGGCATCTGCAGAACGATGTCTGGCTGTCTCATTCCTTGAGGAACGAGCATTCCACCTTGTATTATTTTGCCTTGCTTAGGGCTGTTTTTCTTTTTTCTGTTCATAGCAATGTTGGTCTTAAGCCGTCAGCTTGTATTTGCCAACGACTATTGTTCTTAAGTTCATCTTCAGGCATCAATGGAGCACCGTCAATCGTTACGTCTCCTCCCATTACGCCTTTCAGCCATTCTATAGCACGCTCATATCTATCCTGGCGTATTTTTGCAATCTTGTACGGATTATGTTGCGTAAAGATGTGATAGATAGCGATGTCAAGTGCAAACATAAGAATGAGTGGGTGTCTATCTTCCCCTCTTGCGGAAAAGATGGCGTTACAATCATAAATCTTGTTCAGATATCCTCGCATTTCACTTACCGCTCTATCCTCACATATCTCAACTATCTGAGGATCATAAGTTGGACTTTCTTTACGCAGCAGTGCATCAAGTATCTCGCGGTGAATACTTGCATCGTAGTCTTCTATATTGATAAAGTTATTCATAATCACATCTTATAAGGATTTTGCTCACCCATTGTCTGAAAACTGATAGTTATAGTTGGCTCAACCTCTGCCATCTTCTCATCTAACATTGTGATTCCACCTTCAAGAGAGTCAGGTCCATCAGCAGGGTATGGCAAGTTAAGTTCAAAGAGTTTGCATTGGTTGATAAGCTCCTGCATCATAGGGTTGTCTTTTTCTTCTTCGTTGAATACCCATTGACAATTTCGGTCAATTGGTTCAAGGTTAGCTTCGATACGTGTTGCTTTATCAGCTTTCTTTCGTCCATCACTTCGTATAAAAAGTGTTATTTTTCGTCGCTGCTGCTCCTCACGTAGTAGCGGCTTGAACACCTGTTCGTAGAAAGGGTCTTGCAGTTTATTGTTCTCTATGTACCAATATACAGGAACCTTGCCTCCTACGTATTTATCAAGTTCAAAGTACCAGCCAATAAAGTTTGCATTTGTCTCGTGAGCCAAAAAACCTTTTATAATGTAGTAGACACCTTTATACTTGCCAATTAGCCAAAGAGACTTGGTAGACGAACCTTTCTTTTTGCTGTCAGAATAAGCAGGGTCTCCATATCCGATAAGGAACTTAAACTTAGACAAGTCAGGGACTTTCCCGAATGGAAGATTACGGAAGATCTTACCTTCTGAAACAGGATTATTGAAGTACTCTGCTTGTACGGCTCTTGCAGATATTCCTGCAAGAACAGTATCAATCTGCTCTTCTGTGTTCTTGACAGACCAAGTAGACTTTCCGTTCTTGTCGCGTATGTTCACAATGTCCCAATTCTTTGCTATTGCGCCAGCACGTGCTATACAGCAGTCCTTAGCAATGATGTTACCGCACCATAGAACAAGTGTCGGCTCAGAGATAGAGCGTGTTGGATAGAGTGCACCTTCGAACCAATCCCACTTCTTTTTAAGAGTTTCAGGGTTGCGACAGTCCTCATCTGTGTCATAGTCATCAAGATAGATGACGTCAGGTCGTACAGCTTCGTTTCTTGCACCACGTGGAGCACTACCAGCACCAAGTGCAACAAACTTAGCACCACAGCGACATGTGAAGTCTGTTTCTGTCCATTGCCCTACAAGCTGTTGAATGCCATAAAATTGCTTAATACGTGGGTTGTTCTCAAAATTAAGTCTGAAAGGTGTAAGTAAACGTGTTGCTGAAGTTATAGTTGCTGAAGCTAACACGATGAACTTCTTACGCCCAGTGAGCGCAAGATACATCAAGACAAACATAGATACAGTAGACTTTGCCAGCTCACGACTCCACGAAAGTACTTCGTACCATTCATCGTGTTCAATAATACGACGAATAGCACGTACGTGAAAAGGTGCAAATTCATATTTAGCATACTTAGGAAAGAAATACTGAATCCATTTAATAGGGTCTTGTTCCAGTTCCTTTCGTCTGCGTTCAATGTCACGTCTTGACAGCCCATTCTCAACAGGCATGTCAGAGATGAATGATTTATGGAACTCTTCCCAGTTCCTTAATGCAAGTCTTTCTTCCTGTGTCATTTTGCTTTTGCCATTTGGTCCTTGATGAACGCATCAAAGAGGTTGTTAAACTGCTTAGCTGCATCAATATCAAGAGGACGTAACCAGGAGAGAAAGCGCATAGCAACACTGATGCAGTCAGCAACACCAACATCACTTTCTAACTTTTTGACAGCACCAGCGAGCTTAGCAAGCGCGTCTGCCTCCTGAGCTGTAGCAAACCTCTTACCTTCTTCACGATTTTGAATATTGTTGTTGATTTCAACAATCTGTCGCTGGAACTGTGCTATAATCTGGTCAGGTGTAATCGTAAATGAAGCTTTCAGCTCCTCCCAACCTCCTTCACGCACCCAACGAGAGACAGTTTGCCTTGTAGTTCCTACTTTTGCAGCTATCTCCTCTTGTGTGCAACTTCCCTCCATGTAGAGAGACTTTGCAATGCCTTTTTTGTCTATATTCGTCTTTGTCATATTGCCTAAATCTTTTGCAAATATCTTATATTTTATGGACTTTTTGAAATCCATTATTTGTAACAACGTTGTCTGTTTGCACCATAAAATCAGCGGTTTGCACTATGAATTTACGATTTTGTCACTCCCAGAAAAAACATGATATTTGCATCAAAAATTGAAATAATGAGTTCAAACTTTTTCAACATTATACCTGGTAATGGAACTGTAGCTATCCTCTTATATGGAGAGGTCGGTAATGGTCAGCCTGTAGACAGCGGACGAGTGGTCAGTGAACTACTTGCCTTGCAAAGTCAGTATGATAAGATTGATGTACGCATCAATAGCAATGGAGGTGATGTTTTTAGCGGAATAGCTATTTACAATGCTCTTCGCACATCCACGGCAGACATTAATATATATGTTGATGGTGTTGCTGCCAGCATAGCTGCTATTATTGCTCTCTGTGGTAAGCCACTCTATATGAGTCCGTACGCTAAGCTCATGCTTCATAGCGTAAGTGGTGGTACGTGTGGCAATGCTTCAGATCTGCGTAGAATGGCTACTGTAATGGAGGAACTTGAACATAACCTTGCAGGTATGATTGCTACACGTTGCGGAATGAGCGCAGAAGATGTATCAGCAAAGTTCTTTGACGAGGTCGATCACTGGATAAGTGCACAAGAAGCAGTTGAAATGAAACTTGCAGATGGGGTGTATGATATGCAGGATGACGGAGGTTCAGCACCAACAACTCATGAGGAGATATATCAATATTTCAATAACAGGTTGACAAATCAACCAAAAAACTATCAAAACATGGCATTAATAGACCAATTAAAGAGCATCCCATCATTTAGCAATATCAATGATGAGGCTGCAATTGTGAACAAAGTCAGAGAGTTGGCAAACAAGGCAACCAAGGTAGATGCTCTTGAAACAGCCAATGCTGAGTACAAACAGCAGCTTCAGTTATCTGAAGCAAAAGAGCAGGAGGCTATCATTGACAAGGCTATCAGTGACGGTCGTATTACAGCAGAGCAGAAAGCACACTATGTTAAGCTTATGGCGGCAGACCGTGTTACTACAGAAGAACTCTTGAACAGCATCAAGCAGACGCCTAAGCCTCGTGCTGCTTCGTACATCAATCCAGATGGTACTGGTGGTGACAGTTTCACCAATAAGACTTGGGACGAACTTG